GATTTTTTAAGTAACTTAGGTAGAAAGGTAGGACAATAATGCCAAATAATGTAGATGTAATGGGAATGTTTGAAGCTAAGATGGGTTTTTCAGCTAGTGAAGTACCAATGACCGAAGAACAAGTAACACAGTTCATGCTCCTCTGTCAGCAACAAATGTTAGGTTTACCAGAAGAAGAACACATGGAAGACGAAGATCCTATGAAGAGTGGCTCCGTAAAAATAATTAAGATAGGCAAAGGTTCATCAATGATGGACAATATGCTAGAAGATGGCTGATAAAGTTACAGGAGTTTTAAACCTTTTAAAAGGTTTAGTAAAACAAACCCCAACTTCTAAAAGTACAGACCTAGTCATACCCACTAAAGCTGAGTTAGAAAAATTACCTCCAGACGATTTAGAAAAAATATCTAACCAACTTCAAGAAGCCACCAATGTAGACAGAAGAGAATTTTTAAGAGGTGCTCTAGGCACTATTGCTAATACAGCCATGGACGTAGGTACACTAGGCAACTTAACTAAAATGGTTAAGCCTACAACTAAAGCAGTAGCTAAAAAATTACCTAGTATAGTTAGTTTTGAAGACCCACTTAAAATACCTATTGTGTTAGATACATTAAAATCTGAGGTAGTTGAACGAGCTTTAAAAGGAAAGTATCAAGGTTCTAATCCTGAACTTCCTGATTTTAAAGCTATGGCAGAAGACCCTTCTATAACAACAGACGAATTATTTGAAGAGTTTGTTGGGTATTTTCCTGCTGGTGAAACTTTGTCATCATTTAAAAAAGCTTACGAATATTTTAGACGTGGTGCAAAGGGCAACCCTCCTAATAAATTCGCTGAAGATTTAATGAAACAATATCCGGAAGACTCTGCAGAGGATATAGCCAATGCTATAGGGAAAACAGACGAAGCAGGTGCTGAAGCTGAGTTAGAAACTAGACTTTTTAAAAACCCTAATTCTAAACCATTAGCAATAAACATACGGAAAAAAATATATGATTGGAGTTTAATTCCTGGTATGGATAAGCCTAAAGGTTTTGATGAACTTCCTAATAATCAAAAAAAGCTTATTTATAGAAAAGCTGTAAATTTATCTGTAGGCAGTGAATATCAAAATCCTAAACAAATATTAAGGAATCTAAGTAAATCAAATACAGATGAGATTGAAAAGAATATAGGGTTTTACTTATTAAAAAATTCTTATAAAAGTGGTAAAATGAATGCAAAAGAATATGAAGAAAAAAGGCTAAAACTTTTATTGGAGGGAGACTAAATGGTTAAAATTACTCCAGGAGCACTGCTTGACCTATTAAAGCAAACCCCAAAAACTAATCCACCTTCAGGTGCAATATCTCAAATACCTAATAAACAAGAGCTTGAAAGAGCAGCACTTAGAGATCTTGAATTATTTAAAATGAATAAAGGTAGAGATCCTACTCCCGAAGAAACTAAACTTATATTAGATAATAATTTAGGTGCATTAGGCTTTGTAAACATAGGCGACTTAATAAACAGAGGTGCACTAAAAGATATTTATAGAAGTCCAGGATTAATGGGTGAAGGCTATGCTGATGAGTTAGGTCAAGTTGGTAGACCTACTTCAAAAACTTTAAGTCGTGAAGGTACAACTAAATCAACTAGCCTAATTGATACTGGAGATGTTGAGTTAAATGACTTTGCTAATAGTTTACGTCTAGATCCTAATAGTGGTGATGGTGGTCTCGCAGATACTATAAAAGGAATATTATATGATAAAGCTAATAAAGGTGCTGGGTTTTACGAACAAGATTTTTATACAGACATTATTACTAATAGTAAAGGTGAACGTATGGGCTATAGGAACAGTGATGAGTATAAAGAAGCTATTCTAGAGTATGATAACTTTGATGAAATGTTGAATCCTCAAGTTCGCATAAGAGTGCCAGAGTATAATAAAGTGGTTAATTATTTTAAGGAAACTGCTAAAAATTATCTAGATAATAAAGGTTTAGGAGATAAAATTTATTTATTTAGACAAGGCAGATTAGACAAAGGTGAGATAAAACAAGATCCTGACCCAAAAGAGCCATTGTCTTTTTCATTAAGCCCAGAGCCTAAATCTAATATTATAAATGTTAATCAAAGAGTTGATGTGTACGTTATAGACAAAAACGATGTACAAGCTTTACCAAACCTTCATAAAAGAGGAGGTTCAAATTATGCTAATGAAGAGGAAGTTTTAGCTGCAGGTGAAGATGTAGCTTATGTAGGTTCAATAGGTGATACTACTTTTGAAAGTGGTATTAAAATTAAAGAAGTTGATAGTGATAATCCTTATATCTATAAAGACAAACAAGGCAACACTATTGAAGAATTAAGTAAAAAAGCTAAAATAGATTCAGAGCAATTCTTAAATCAACTCAAAGGAGATAAATAGTGGCTAAACTACCTAAAGTAAAAAAAGTAAAAACTCCAGGAGGTTACATGGTACCAGCTAAGTATGTGGCTGGGTTAAGTGGTGAACAACGCAAGAAGAGATTATTAGCCCTTGAAAAAATGCGTAAATCAGGTAAAGTTCTAGGAGATCTTCCAGGAGATAAAACACCTTCTGGTAAAAAAAGGAAAACAAAAGAATCTATATACACTAAAAAATTTAGGAAAATGTATGGCAATAAACGCAAAACAAAAAAAGGCTCTAAAAAATAAAGCAGAAAAAGCCAACGCACCACTAGGTGCTCTAACTACTATTTATAATAAAGGGTTAGGTGCTGCTGCTAGTGGCGGTCGTCGTCCAGGAGTCTCACCTTCAGCTTGGGCTATGGCTAGAGTTAACTCTGTATTGACAGGTGGTAAAGCTAGACAAGTTGATAAAAAGCAGTGGGAACAAATACAAGCTTATCGTAGAAAGAACAAAGGTAAGAAAAAGAAAACATCATCAACAAAAAAAGGAGGTAAATGATGGACCATGCAAAAAAGAAAATGAAGAAGACAACTAAAAAGATGACCATGAAAGATAAAATGGCAAAGCTTAGAAAAATGAAGGGCAAAAAGAAAAAGAAGAAAACTTCTTCTTATAGTTAATGCCAGTCAGAAAAGTCAAAGGTGGCTATAGGTGGGGTAGTAAAGGTAAAATCTACCCTACTAAAGCTTTAGCAGAAAAGCAAGGCAGAGCAATCATGGCTTCTAAAAGGAAAAAGAAAGGTGCCAAAGGCTAAAAAAGTAATCCAGAAAGACGGCACAAGTGGCCATTGGAAGAAATTAATACAGCACAAAACTTGTTCCTTCTGTTCAAATAAAGCTATGCATTATGAGAAATTTAAGTATTATTGTAAAAATTGTTTTGAGGAAAAGTTAAATGGTAAAAAAGACAGTTGAACCACCTAAAGGTTTTCATTGGATGAAAGCAGGTAAAGGTTTTAAATTAATGAAGGGTGATTATACACCCCACACAGGAGCAGTTAAAAAAGCATCTTTCGAGATACAAAAGGTACATAAAAATGGCAAAAGCAAAAATAAAAAAGGTGGCAGCAGCAGAAATTAGAGCTGCAAAAAAATTTTTAGAACGTAAAGGATTTAAAGCCACTGATATCCCTCCGAGGTTATTTGCAATGGCTTCAAAAGAACTTGATAAATCTTTTACACAAACCTTAAAAGTATTAGCACAGTCTCAAACAGCAGGAACAGTTTGATGACTATAGATCCGATGATGTTCTGGAATATAATCCTGAGCATAGTTGTACTACCTATAGGTTGGGCATTTAATAAAATGTTCTCAGAGATTAAAAGATTACAAATATTACTAAATAAAACTAGAGAGGAATATGCAAACAAGCAAGATCTCTATCAACAAAAACAAGATTTAAGTGGTGATATAAAACAATTAGTAAACCACATGCAAAGAATCGAAGAGAAACTTGATAGAGTGATAGAAAAGCAAAATGGTTGAACCAGTAACAGCAGTCTTAACAGGTATAGCCCTAGTAAAAAAGTCAGTAGATTTTATAAAAACAAATATTGCAACAGCCCAAGATGTTGGTGATATTATTGGCCATGTAGATAAAGCACTTAATGGTCAACAACAAGTAATAAAAGATAGAGACTCAAAAAACCTAGACCATTTTGCTACTGAAAATGTGGCTAAAGAAATTATAGATGCTAAGTTAGCACAAGAACAATTATATGAAATGAAACAATTAATTGACCACAGGTTTGGTCATGGCACTTGGTCTTTTATATTAGAAGAAAGAAAAAGAAGAATAGATAGACACAAACAAGCAGTCAAAGAAGCTAAAGCCAAGAAGTTAAAAAAACAAAAGGAAATGTACGATATGATAAGAATGGTCATGATAGGTATAGCAGTAATATTATTTGTAGCAGTAGCTATAGGTATAACTATCAAGTTTGTATTAGCCCATCCTGTTGAGGGAGATGAAACTTCTTGTAAGTTATATGAGCCTAAATATTTTCTTATCTGTATGAGTGAAGGCAGAGGTTATGCAGACACTCAATTATATTTAGATTATCAAATGGAAAAAGATAATTGGATAATAGATGATAGTAAATAATTATTGCTTAATTTACATTTTAACAGTATAAATATAGCATGACACCAGAAAACTTAGATAAATGGCGCATATGGCCAAGACTATTAATAACTTTATATGGGTTAGCTTTTTATAGAGTTATAGAGTGGTTTATGCAACTTCAAGACCCAACCAATGCACAATCTGCTTTTGTTAGTGTTGTAGTAGGTGCTGGTGCTGCATGGTTCGGTTTATACTGTGGTAGTGGGAAGAAGAGTGAGTGATAAAGAATCTAAACTTAAAAAGTATGGTTTAAAAGGTTTAAATAAACCTAAACGAACCCCAAACCACCCAACAAAGAAAGGTATAGTGGCAATCAAAGATGGTGAAAAAATTAAAATTATTCGCTTTGGCGACCAAAAAATGGGTCACAACTATAGTGATGAAGCTCGTAAAAACTTTAAACAACGGCATGCTAAAAATATTAAAAAAGGTAAAACAAGTGCTGCATTCTGGGCGAACAAAGTTTTTTGGTCTGGTGAAAAGGGTTCTAAAAAGAATCCACCAAAAAGTCAAAAGCACGTTAAAGGGAGAGTAAAAGGTGGCAGATCTTAAAAGTAAATTAATAGACTTAATATCTTTACATGAAGGTGTTAAGTATAGAGTGTATGATGATGCTAATGGTAAGGAGATTAAAGCTGGTGATACGTTAGTTGGCCATCCTACTATTGGTGTTGGTAGGAATGTAGCTAGTGATGGGCTAGGTTTAAGTATAGAAGAAATAAATTTTATCCTAGTCAACGATATTAACAGAGTAACAGGAGAAGCTAAAAACTGGGTATTTTTTAATGGGCTAAGTGAAGTAAGACAAGCTGTCATTATAGACATGCTCTTCAACATGGGCAGAACTAGATTCAATCCTAATAAATGGCCGAACTTCTTCGGAGCAATAAAAGACCATAACTGGGAAAAAGCTTCTAAAGAGATGTTAGACTCTTCTTGGTCAAAGCAAGTCAAATCAAGAGCTGAAAGGCTAAGTAAAATGATGTTAACTGACCAATGGTAATTTTACTTTTAAATAATTGTGGTTATAATAAATGACATTAATTAGAGCAAAGTTTAGCAAACTTTTAAAACCTAACAAAAAGAAGAAGAAGAAAAGGAGAAAAAAGAAAAATGCAAAATGATGTAACAATTAATGTAACTGGAGTTTCTTCAAAAAGCGAGGTGCAACTTGACAATAACAGACCTACTGGAGAAGATAAAGAAGACGTTAGAAAGCCAGAGACAAAATCTAGCGAACGAGATGATAGAGGGCAGGATAAGTGATTTTGCTCAATATCAAAAGACTGTCGGTATTGCTGAAGGCTTAAAACAAGCCATCATTGAAATCGATAGAGTTTATAAACAATTAGACAGAGAGGATGAATAAACATGGCTCATCTCCATGCAGCAAACTGGGACAACGACCCAGAAACAAACGTTCCTAAAAACTTACCAACACCTACAGGATGGCGAGTTTTAATTCAACCACAAGCCCCAAAAAAGAAAACTACAGGTGGCATTTATTTACCATCACAATCTCAAGACAATGAAGAGTATTTAACAGCCCATGGTATTATATTGGCTATTGGTCCTCTAGCATGGTGCGAGAGATCATCAGGTAAAGAATGGCAAGGTGGTCTTTGGGCTAAAGTTGGCGACCATGTTACCTTTGGGAAATATGCAGGACAAAAACTAATCATAGAAAGAGTAAAATTATTACTTTTAAATGATGATGAGATTACTTCTGTTATACCTAAAGGATGTAACATACAAAATTATTTACCATAACTTAATGAAAGGACGTGGCTCATGACCATGGAAAATGAAAAAGAACAAGAAGAACTTGAAGTAGAAATAGAAGAAACTAAAACTGAAGAACCAGAGATAGTAGAAGAACCCCAATCAACAAAACAAGAAGCAACTCCAACAGAAGACGACGAAGAATACTCTCAAAGGGTTCAACGTAGAATAAATAAATTAGTACAACAACGTAAAGAGTCTGATGCTAAAGCTGAAGAAAAAGACCAAGAGCTCACTGCATTAAAACAAAGATTAGAAAGACTCGAACAAGGTGAAACAGTAAAGGCTCAAAAGCAGTTTGAAGATAGATATGTTTCTGTAAAGCAAGAGATGCAAAAAGCTATAGAAGAAGGTGACACAGCTAAGCAAGTTGACTATGCAGAACAATTAGCTGATATCCGTGCAGCAATGAAAGTATCAGAACTTCAAAGGCAACAAACTGTTCAGCAAAAAACTCAATCACCTACTGTAGGTCGTGCTGCCCAACCCCAAGCCCCAAAAAAGGCTATGGACTGGTGGGGTAAGAATCAGTGGTTTAACTCTTCTGGATATGAGAGAGAAACTGCTGCTGCTAGGTCTATAGATGTTCAATTAGATTTAGAAGGTTATGATAAAGAATCTGACCAATATTATGAAACTTTAAATAATCGTTTACAAAAAATATTTCCCGAGTTAATATCAAAACCAGATATGCAAGTTAAAACGAGACCAAAAAGCAGTCAAACAGTAGTCGCACCATCTGCAGGTGGGTCAACGAAAACAGGCAATAGAGTTAAGATGACAAAGGAGCAATTACGCATGGCTAGAGAAATAGGTTTAACAACACCTGACCAAATTAAAGCTTATGCAGAAGAACTTAAAAAACAGGAGAGAACCTAATGGTAGAAAAAAGAAACGTAAGAGCTCAAGAAACTCAATCTAATTCTCGTGAGCAAAATGCTCGTGACAATACAAGCTGGAAACCACCATCATTACTGGACGCTCCTCCAGCACGACCAGGAATGGTGCAAAGGTGGATAGCTACCTCGATTCTGGGGAAGGAAACTCCCGACAATGTTTATAAAAGAAAAAGAGCAGGTTGGGAACCAAGACCATCAGACACAGTGGGAACTTTTGCAGTGCCTACTTTGAATCATGGTCAGTGGGCAGGTTGTATCGGTGTTGAAGGCATGATACTTTGTGAAATGCCAGAAGAAAAATTCAGTCAAATGAAGGCTTATTACAAAGAAAAAGATATAGAACAAAACATGTCTGTAAGCAGTGATTTACGAACTGCAGAAAGAGCTGGTGGTATTCCGATTCAGGAGACAAGAAAAAGTAGTGTTAGTCGTGGCAGAGACATATCAGTCATGGACGATTAACAATTTTTAATTTTTTTATAGAGAGGTAAATATGGCAAACGTAGATTCACCATTTGGTTTTGTACCATCTAGGCATATGTCTGGTTCTCCTATAAGAACAAACAAATATACTATTACTAGTGGATTAGCTGAAAACATCTTTAATGGTGATTTAGTTATTCTAACTGCTGATGGTGTTATTACTCCTAGTAATGGCGCAGGTGAAGCAGCACAAACAATAGGTGTATTTGCTGGAGTGTCTTATACAGCTTCAGATGGTTCTTATAAGTTTAGTGAGTACTGGCCATCAGGCACAACTGGTACAAATATTATAGCTTATGTATATGACGATCCTTACATTGTGTTTAAAGTTCAATCAGACGGCTCACCAGCACAGACCGATATCGGTTCCTGTGCAGATGTAACTGTTGGAACTGGTTCAACAACTACTGGACAATCAGCTTTTCAACTAGCATCAAGTATGGGTGGTTCCGCAGCACTATGTAAATTAATTGCAATTTATGAATCCCCAGAGAATGCTTTTGGGGCAAACGCAGTTATGGAAGTTCTATTAAATGAGCACATTCTTAAACAGACAGCAGGAATATAGGAGATTAAATTATGGCAATGAATAGAGCACAATTTGCTAAAATGCTAGAGCCAGGATTGAATACCTTATTCGGGCTAGAGTATGCAAGATACCCTGAGGAGTATCAAAAAGTATTTGAATCAAATACTTCTAACAGGGCATTTGAAGAGGATGTATTGCTTGAGGGATTCGGTAATGCACCTGTAAAAGGTGAAGGCGCACCTGTAAGTTATGACTCAGCGAGTCAAGGATTTACAGCTAGATATCAACACGAAACTATTGCATTAGCTTTTAGTATCACTGAAGAAGCAGAAGAAGATGGCCAATATGGTTCCATCGCTGGTAGGTATACTAAGGCTTTAGCTAGGTCAATGGCTTCAACTAAAGAAATCAAAGCTGCAAATATTTTAAATAATGCCACATCAGCAGGAGCATTTGCTGGTGGAGATGGTGTTGCTTTACTAAGCACTAGTCATCCAACTAGAGCTGGTAACCAAAGTAACACACTAGCAACCGCAGCAGATTTAAGTGAGACATCTCTTGAGACTATGTTAATTAACATAGCTGATATGAAAGATGACAGAGGACTAAGAATCGCAGCACAAGGAACAATGTTAATTATTCCTACTGCTTACATTTTTACTGCTCAAAGATTACTTGAGTCTACTTTAAGAACTGGCACAGCAGACAACGATCTTAATGCAATTAACTCTGGTAATTATTTACCACAAGGGTTTCATGTAATGAGAAGATTGTCTGATAGTGATGGTTTCTTTATTAAGACAGACGTACCTGACGGACTTAAAATGTTCCAAAGAACTGCCTTGAAAAAAGGTATTGAAGGTGAGTTTGAAACTGGTAATGTTCGCTACAAAGTTAGAGAAAGATACAGTTTCGGTTTTACTGACTGGAGAGGAATATTCGGTACTGAAGGTGCTGCTTAATATATTCACAATAAAGGTAGGGGAGTTACATACTCCCCTAACTTCAAATGGAATTAAACCTAAATAAAAAAGACGGAGCTCTTCCGTCTGCAGCTGAAATACAAATAGCTAGAAACCTTTTTCCTAATTCAGAAAACCCTATGGAGTCTTATGAGACATGGAAAAGTTCTGGCATGCCTATAGAAACAACACAAAAATATGGTAGGGCTAGAGGACCAAGTTACCCTAGACCTGAAAGACCAGCATATGAATTTACAATAAATCCTAATTATGGAGTATTAGGTAGTCCTGATTTAAGGATTAA